TCAAGTGTTGCAGATGTTGCATCTAATATTTCTTTTGTTGTAAAACCAAGTTTAGCTAATTCTGTTTGTAAGCCAACAACTTGCTTTGCAGTAAATTGTGTTGATGCGCCAAGTTCTTTTGCTGAATTAGATAATGCACTCATTTCTTCATCGCTTGCACCTAATACAGCTTTTAACCCAGATAATTCTTTAGCAAATTCTGCACCTGTTTTAATTGCTGAAACAAACGCACCGCCAATAGCAGTAATCCCGCCAACAACAGCTCCAATACCTAAAGTTTTCATTGATATGCCTAACTTGTTTAGTGACTTACCAAATCCTTTACTTGATTTATTTACATTGTCAACTTGCTGATTTGTAGTATTTAAATCTTGGTTTAAATTTTCTACGTTCTTTTCAGCTCCTTTAGTTTCTATATTTACTTTATAATTTACTTGCTTCATTTGCCATTTTAATTTGATTGAAACCCTCTCTAAATGATAATGCTACTTTATTAATGCCTAATGCAATATTTATGTGTTTATCATATATTTTATTCTCTTTGCAAAATTCTAATCCGTCTAATATATCTTTCATTATGTTGGTTCGTTTAATAATTCAAGTGATGATTCGCCTGTTTGTAGTTTAGTAGTTATTTTATTGATCGTAAAAGCACGACCATTTACAAATACTTTATCAGCTAATGAATAAGCCAATAAAAATTTTAATGGTAATATAGCTTTATATTTAAATATCCTTGTTTTAGTGTTAAATACTCTTAGTATATAATTTTGGTAATACAACTGAAATAAGGAATTATTGTTTCCACCATAATCTGTTAATGTATAGCTGTTTATTTCACTACCAAAGTTTAGATTATAAGCTGGTGCAGTTGATGATGTTCCTAATTCACTTGCATTGTGAGGCATCCAAAAATTACCAATAGGAACTTGTGAACCTGTTGCTGGTAACGTTCCGTCTATTGGCCTTTCTTCTCCAATATAGCTAAACCCTACATTAGCTCCAGCACTTAAATTAATTCCATAAAAAATTAAAGGTTTGCCAATTGTAGCTTCTTCATTTTCATTTACCATTAAACCATATTGAAAAACAGTTTGTGTTCCATTATAGTCATTTAATCTTTCATACAACAAATGATTAAAAGGTAGTTCTATTGTATAATCATTTCTTTGTGATGAATTAGCATCATATTCAATGCTGCCATAAAGTTTATTATTTGTTCTGTAATATGCATTAGCTAATATTGAATCAGCATCAGTATATTTTAAATCAATCATACTAAATGGTAATGCTTCACTTACTGTATTATCATCTGTTTTAATATATTGGCTAATGTCGTGAGTTGTTGTTGAATCACTATAAAAATCATCTAATGTTTTTACTACTATTTTATTATCTCTATCTAAAAATGTAGTTAAGTTGAATTGCCTAAATAAACCATTTAAAAAATCTAAAACATTCATTTCAGGTATTTGTATAGTAGGAATTACATTACCAACTAATGTTATTGAACTTGATTGGCTTTGAAAATTTGCAACTTGTGTTCCTGTTATCCATTCAGGTGCAGTATATGTTAATTGAACATCGCATTGAAAAGCAAACGCATCTTCACTTGTTACCCTTACAAATAATTGAACATCAGTATTATTTTGCACAAATTCACCACCTGTTCCATATACTTTATTTAAAACCTTTGTTCCTGTTTGCTGAATTAATGCAGCAGCTGTACTTGAACCTCTTATTAATTCAACATCATAAACTGTTGATGCATATCCAGAAGCTGGTGTAATTGTAACATCTACTGTTAAATCTTCTTGTGTTGTATTTGCTCTACGCCAATCAATAACACCATTAGCAGTATTTAAACTAATAAAGGAATTAACATTTCCATATGCAAAATAATCGCATATTGTAGTTGATGATAAACAGTTAAATACAACTTTTGGATTGGTAGTGTTATTAATATCTTTTACCCCACCTGTAACTAATTTATCTTTTGTTCTTGATAGCCATAAATATAAATTTGTAAAAACTGCACTATCAAAAAAACCTCCTGTTTTAAATTCTATTCCATACTGTTCTTCAATAGCTTTTATAATTAAACTTAATTTTATAGCTGGTTTTATATCTTCAGGAAATACACCTCTTTTATTGTAATTAGGGTCAAGCGTTGCAGATGTCAAAGCTATATTGCCATTATTAGTTCTATGTATTGTATAATTTTCTCCATTGCTCATAATATCAACGCTAAGAGTTAAAGTTGTATTATCATCAATAGCAGTAACAATAGCTATTGTATTGTCAGTAGTATTTTTTACAATATCATTGACTAAAACTACATTTGTAAAGTTTTTATTATCATCGTGCAATTTATCTGAAGTTGAATTAGTTGCAGTTCCGCTTGTAATAGTTGTTGCAGTTCCTGTTGAATCATAAATGTATCTTTGCTTTTGAGATATTAAAGGATATATAATTGCCTCTGTATATGTTGTTGAATCTACTGTAAAATCTAAACCTAAATTTAAACCGCTTACAATATTTGTTGGATTGCCTTCATATGTAAAATTATCTAACCAGCTTAAATCTTTTAATTGGTCATTGCCAATCAAGTTTTTAAAACTAACTGTTTTACCAAAGAATGTAATCTTATAAACACTTGGTTTATTGTTCTTCATCTTAACTTCCTGAAGTTGTACTTTACCACTTTTGAAATGTTGGTAATTTAGTTCAATGATTGCTTCACTTTGTATGTTGCTATCAAAACCATCAATGTCAGGATTGTACCAATGTTGAAATAGTTTATTATTAATCTTAGATGCTGGTAAACTAAAGGTTTGTGAATAGTCAGTAAATACTTTATCAATATCTCTTACATCTTGTATGACTTGTGTTAGTGTTACATTCTCATCACTAAACATATCTACCTTCACATAATCTTGTGAAACATTATCTCTAAACTGTGGCTTTATAAATAATATTAGTTCTTGCATTAATGTACGTTATTAATTAAATCAAAAGCATAATCAAAGTTGATTGTATAGTTTATTAATTTATCATTTAAACTTGTTTTATATGTAATTGATGAATCAGTAATAACCATTGGATAGATTGTACCGCTACGTGTCATCCACACATATTCACTAACTAATAATTGTTCAAATGTTAAATTTAAATCTTCACTATAAAAACCGCTATTTAATGTAATGGATTTATTACCGCTTTTATTAAATACCTTTTTACTATGTGCTTTATCTGAATAACTTAATTCTGTATAATCTAATAAATTCCTATTGAACTCTTGTTGGTTAGTTCCTAATCTTTCAACTGACTTTTTGAAAAACCATAAATCTTGTAATGCTCCGTATTTATTTACAAAGCTAATTTTAGCAGTTGGATATTTACATTCTTCAATTGTTTCTACTGTATATGTTAATGGAAATGTTGAGGTGATAATTACTTGGTCAACATCACCTGTATAATTAGGGTATTGTATTTTTTGGTTAGTATTTCCGTTATCACTAATTGTGTCGGTTTGAACTACTGCACCATTGTACTTGAATTGTACTTGTGTTGTTTCTTCAGCTAATACAGGAATGTATAAAGCTTGACCATCTAACTTATAAATCAATGTTGATTCTAATGGTACTTGCGTTGCTGGAAAACCAAAGTTCACACCATCTTGAAATTCAGTATATGAATCAAAAGCTAAATAATCATTTGTAACAGGTTCAGGTGGTTCACCAGATGATGTAACAAAATTTTGAATTGTTCTTACCCATAATACAGAACCAGCAGATGATGCGTAAGTGCCTGTATAAACATTGTCAAAGTAATCTCTGATTAATTCGCTTATTTCAAATGTAACACCCCTTGCACTATTGATAGGTTCTTTAAACAATGTATATTGTGGTGAAGCTGGTAAGTCAGTTGGTGAAACACCCTCATAGATATATAAATCTAATTGTGTTTTTGTTAGGTTTGGAACATCTGCTGCTCTTACATAATATGGTGACCTTGCTCTAATTTCTGTACTCATTCTTCAAATTTTAAATTATCTTCTATAAAACCTTCTGCAATTAAATTTTGATATTTAGGCCAAGCAGCTTCAAATGGTTTTGTAAAAAACATAGTTGCTTTAATTCCTTTTTTATAAATACTCCTTGCTATTAAATATGTTAATGTTTTATCTTTTATAAATCTTCCTGTTTTTTTATCTCTACCTTTAATTCCTCTTTGCTTTATCCATTTGTCAAATACAGAACTTGGCGGCATTTTACTTGTGTACTTATGTTTTGAATTTATACTTTGCGAATAAGTTGATTCAGCGCCTTTTACACCTTGATCTTGATACACTCCATATTTCTCACCTAAGAATGAAACCTTAGTTCCTTGTATTTTATATCCTAAACTTTTATATAATGCACCTGAAGATGAATCACCTTTTTTAGTTAGGTTACTTCTTGATTGCTGTATTATATATTTAGCATATTTTTCTAATGCATCATCAAACTTTCCCATTAGCAATAAGTCATATCTGTATTAGTATTTATTGTAAATGTAATAGCCCATCCAGCCAACATATTTTCAAACCTTTCTGTAAATGGTTCACACGTTGCATCACCTACAATTTCAAATTGATCTCTATATGCATCAGCCTTTTGTAATACTCTCATTATTCTTGTGGCTAAACCTAATTGAGTATTTAATATATCTTGCTTGTTATCATTGCCTAAAAAAAAGCTTACATCTTCTGACTTGCTTATATCCACTAAATCCATTAGAAATATTGTCATATTCTGCTGTACTAAATTATTAGTTATCGTAGCGTTGTTAATCATTATATGACACAAAGGAAATAAACTTTGCTTTTGTAAATCAATGTCAGCTATATCGCCAAATGTTACTTGATGATTAAATGGTTCTGCACTTACTGCATCTTTAATACTATCTATTACCCTGTAAAAACTATTCATATCTTTTTTAAATATATTGGTGCGTGTTCGCCTAAATCTTCATCTATAAATTCTTCTAACCATTCTAATGCATCATCAAAACTTAAACCCTCATCTTTTATAGCTATGTCTAAACATTTCCAAAAATCATATATTGCTCTTGTTGGTTTAGTTGCTGTAACTCCAAGCATTGCATCTTCAAATCCATCTGCAAGAACTATGTACTCATCCTCCATAAACAATTTACGTGTTATTAATTCTTCTATTATTTCAGCTCTTTGCATTTCTTTTTAGCATTTGTGTTTCAACTTCCATTTTATCTTTTTCAAACGATAACATATACAAGCATTGATGCAACTTTAATTTAGTTACTTCTTGAATGTATCTAATGTTTCCATTACTGAGTCCGTAAATGGATTGAAACCAGCCCCACTTCGCAGCGAAGCTATCAGATGTTGTGGCAACTTCACGTCCACCTGTGTTGATAAATAATTCACTATACGTTTCAACAATTCGTTCTTTAAATTCCAAAAAAAAACCAATGCACCCATTACAACATCTAAAGGCATATTCTTCATATTGTATTTACTTGCTGTTTCATAATCTTCAATTAAATACTTTTCTTTTCTTTTAAATGATATTGGCCTAAATAAAACACCCATTGCTAAATCCATTGTTTGCCAATCAGCTAAATAAGTATCAAGATCAATATATTCTCCAAATGACATATCATCTAACTTAGGAATAAAACCAAACTCATTATCATTGAATGTGCATTTATCAATAAACTTTGGTTTAGTTTCAAATAAAGAGTTTAGAGCTAATGTAACTTCATTAATATCTTTTACCCTCATTTTTAAAGCATCCTTTAAATTAGCTTCACAAAATATTTCAATCATCTTCTGCTGGTAGAAATTATTTATTTCTTGACCTTCAGTTATTTTTACCCATTCTTGGTATTGGCCTAAAGTAATTTCATTTAATGATTCAGGTATTTTTAGTTTGATAGTCATATTATATAAATGTTTTTTTTTTGACTTTGTTATATAGATTATTAATAATAATGATATTCACCCTTATTAGGGTTTTGTAATTGATAGCTAACTGCATATCTTAATGCATCAATAGCGTGGTTAAATTTATCTACAGGTGTTTGTGATTTCTTTTCTAACCAACAGTAGTTATTTAGTTCTTTAATTAAATCTGTACTTTCTTCATCTATGATTAAATCATAATCTTGTAGTAAGCTTATTCCGTATGTTATTGATCCTTGACCTTTTATTGCTGCTACTATATTATTGTTTCTTGTTAACTCTGAAATTAATCTTGGTTCTGCTGAATCACCTACTATTAAATCTCTATTAGCAAACTTGCTGTTTAATGTAGCTATTTCGCTTGTAGTTAGCTTTGGTTGATAAAAGCATAGTTTTACATAGATTAGTTTATTTTCTTTATCTATATTGGTTTGTACTAATGTTGTAGGGTCATTACTAAAACCATAATCTTGACCAAATACATTTTTACCTACTTGTTTAAACTTTCCTATTTTCCAATTGGTAAATATTACACCTTCAGCTTTATCTAACCACGCACCAAGTATAGTATGTTTGTATCTACTTGGCCTACGTTCTTTCATTCTTTCTATTTGCTCTACATAGCTTTTACTAAGGTTATCTATGTTGTCTAAATAAGTTGTGTGAATGTATGTTGTATCATCTTTAGTTATGTTGCTGCCAGCTTCAACACCTCTTGCTTCAAACCATCTTTGATATATAAAGTTTTCTTTAGTTGTTGGATTTAGTATTAGTATTACTCTATTCTCTAAACCTTTCTGCCTAACAGATAAATCTATTTTATCAAACATATCTTCATCTGTCATTTCTTCTGCTTCATCAAATACCCAAGTTGTTATGCCTTGTAATGATTTTAGATTAGCTGTTTGGTCACCAGAACTTGTTTTGATACCTCTAAATAGTATTTTAGATTTAGTCACTTTGTTTATTACCTCATCTTTAGTTACTATAAAGTCATCTGTTTTTTTTAGTAAATCTATCTTTTCTATAAACTCAGGTATTATTGATATACCAGCAGACCTTAATGTATATCTTGTAAATAGTATTGTGTGACCAGCTTCGTATGTTAGCAATAGTAAAAATGTATTAATAGCAAATGATTTGCCAGAACCACGACCACCTGTAACAATGAAGTAACGTGAATCAACCTCTTTAAATGTTCTATACTTTCTACTTAAACTTAATTGCACTAACTAACTTTTTAAAGTCGTGTGATACTGTTTCAGTAGTATTAACATCTACTGTATCTTTGGGTGAACCATATCCTGAATTCATTAAAGCATTGTATGCGTTTACATCACCTTTCTCAAAAGCTTTCTGCAATACTGCTATAGTCATATGATGTTCCGCTGACATCCATTCTTCTTCGCCTGTCAATGGATTCTTACGCTTTAATAATACTTCTAA